ATCACACATAATTGCATAAAATTTTATTTAACCTTAAAAAAAAAAGAATGATGATGATGATTATTTTTTATTTGTTTTATCATATATAATAATGAATGAGCTTAGTGAAAAAATAATAAGGGTAATGATTATTATTTTTTAATTCATATTGTTGAGGGGGTTTATATACTTTAGCGGGTTAGTAAACCCGCTTTTACAACCTATGGTAGAGGTTTATATTTTTACACTATATAATATATATTTATTTTTCTGGCAATCCCCCCTTTTTATGGGGGATACCCCATCAAAACCTGTATGATGCCCTTAAGTTATTGATAAATAAGGATTTGTTATATTCCATAATACATATTATGAAACTCTTAAGGAAAAACAAGGGGGAAGGGGGGTGTTTTCTAGGCAACAAGCGGAAGGGAAAGTCCAGAAACGTGACGAAAGTCACAGAAACAGGGGCCACTGCCCCCCTCCGGTGTGACGAAAGTCACAGAAACGGGGAGCCACCCCGGCCCGCAGGGGCCATGCCGCCCCCACCCGTACCCTATATATACAACACCCCCACACCAAAAGCAAATAGCACTGACCACCACCGTGCTATTTTTACTCCCCGAAGCCTGTTTTTGGCCGGTTCTGGAGGCCAAAAAGGAGGGGGGTACGGGGCCAAAAAGACCTTTTCTGTGTAATTCGCCCCCTCAAAAATAAAATCAGCAAAAAATAAGTGACCTCCTATTTTTTATATTGCATTTGTGTAAAATGTTTGTTATAATAGATGCTCTACAGTGGGGTAAGTATGCCACGGAACTATAGATCAGAATACGACAATTATCATTCCAGCCCGGAGCAGATCAAAAAGCGCAATATGCGCAATGCCGCTCGTCGCAAGATGGAGAAGGCAGGCAAGGTGCGCAAGGGCGATGGGAAGGATATTGACCACAAGAACGGAAACGCGCTGGATAATTCCCCCGGAAACCTGCGCGTGCAGCACAAATCAGTTAACAGAAGTTTCCCGCGCAACAAGAACGCGGGCAAGAAGGGTAGTCGATGACACAGAGTAGAATGCGGAGTCCAGTAGAGCCTTTGAGTGTTCCCGGAGTTGCAAGGCAACTGGCCGCTGGTGCTTCCACGGCGAACACAGCCCTGACTGCAAGCTGTCGCCGGATCAGCATTCGCGCTGTGGGCGCGGATATTCGCTTTGCGATCGGCACTGGGGTACAGACTGCGACTGCCACCAGTCATTTTATTGCTGATGGCGAACGACTTGATCTTGGTGTGCCGGTTGAACCGAACATTGCGGTGCTTCGCAACGCTGCAACAAGCGGCACTCTTGAGCTGACGGAGCTTCTGTGAGGCTCACAGCAACACGGCTGTCCAGTTATGGGTCTGCGGGGGACAAGTACATTGTTCCCCTTCTTCCAAATGGCTCACGCATTGTTTATGCTGGTGATTCCATCACTGCCAGTTCCGGTTCCACTATTACAAATCCGGCCTTGTTCCCTCGTGGTTATGCAATGTGGTCGCAAATGCGTTCAGGGCATCGAGCGTTTCACGGGTATCGAGGAAACCAAGGGGTAGGCGGCAATACTTCGGCGCAATTACTCGCACGTTTTTCTGATACAATCACAGAATTGCAGTTGTCACCTGCCGGGCAAAGGGTGTGCGTCATTCTTATTGGCACCAATGATATTGCCACAATCCCGTTTGCGACAACAACCAGTAATATTGCTTCCATGATCTCGCAACTGCGAGATATTGGCTCTCGGATTATTCTGGTAAAAATCCTTCCGCGAGGCACAGTTGCATCTCCAATGGATGCAACGTCCAAAACAAATTGGGAAGGCGTTAATAATTGGATTGCGACGCAGGCGGCTTCTGACTTAAAAGTGGTTGATGCTGAATCGTTAATCGGCAACATGGATGCCGATCACACGGTTCAAACTGGCATGACCACGGATGGATTGCATCCAACTCCAATAGGCGCATTTCGTATCGGGCAAGCCGTTTCAACCGCAATTAATCAATTTGTCTTAACCGGAGAAATACTGCCTATATTGGACAGCGACCCGTTGAATGGTTTTGCCGGGATCAATCCATTTTTTACTGGCACGACCGGAACAGCCAGCAATGGCACGACGGGAACAGTAGCCACAGGATGGACAATTAATGCTGCTAATAGCATTACCGGGCAGACAGCAATTCGCACATATGCTGCATCTGTTATTGCCCATCCGCAGGGATATGGCCAATATCAACAGATTGATTTTGACTTTGATTACAGCGGCGACAATCGTATTGTGCGATGCAGTCGATCTGCATCAATTACAGGGTATAATTCCGGGGATGTGGTAGAGGTTTTGGCAGAAGTTCAGTGGGATAATAATCTACAGAACGTACGCGCTATTACATTTACTCTGCAATCTCAAAATTTGATTGCAATGGGCAGCAATTCCGCAGACAGCACTTTTGCTGACGCGGCATTCAGTGGCATTGTGCGGTCAAAACCGTTTATCCTGACTAGTAATTTAACCAGCACGAACGTATGGTGTGAAGCCGCGCTAGCAAACGCCGGCGTGACAACGCAGGTTGCAAAAGGCACTGTTCGTTGGGGTAGAATCTGTTTGCGTAAAACCAGTCAATAAGAACATTATACCTCTCGCCGGTTTTACTCTTAAATTCACTAATGATACCGTGCCAGCAATGCCAACACGCAGCCCAATAACATTGTAGGGCTTTCGCTTACACCAAGGAGTTACCATGCCTTACGTTCCATTTACCGACATCAAGATTAACATGACCAACCGCAAGGAGATTCGTGAGATTCTCCAGAGGATAAACCTAGGTCTTTCATCCGTTGTTACGGATGTTCTTACATCAGTTGGACTGTACACTGCACAGCAGAACTTTTCACTGGCTACTTTGACAGATGCAGCAACGATCAGTTGGAACCTCAATACGGCTCAGGTTGCTACGGTGACATTGGCCGGGAGTAGGACACTGGCAAACCCAACCAATATGGTTGCCGGGGGCACTTATGTTTTGATTGTGAAGCAGAATGCTTCCGGTAACAATACACTTGGTTACTCGTCTGCTTATAAATGGGCAGATGCGTCAATTCCCGTACTTAGCACTGCTGCGAATGCGGTGGATGTATTGACATTTGTGTCTGATGGCACGAATATGTATGGGACAATTCAAAAGGCGTTCGCATAATGTTTACATTCCCGGTAGGATTATTCTCAAAAAGTGGCGATCCATTGCCTAATGGCGCTGTTACGGTTCCAGCGCAAACGTCTGCTTATTTTGACGGGGAAACAGGTCGCTATACACTACCCAAAACAGCAGAATGGACGTTACCAAACAGCGACTGGTATGTGGCCTTCTGGATGAAGGTGGATTATTCGCAATCTGGCGCACGTTATTTGCTGGATAATGCCTCCAGTGGTAATGGGATGTTCAGGATCTATACCGAAACTGGCCGCCCATGGGCAAACTTCCAGATTGCCGGCTCTAACAAACTGATGAACTCCACCGGCAGCATCGTAAGCGGTGCAAATGCCGGGCTGTGGCGATTGGTGGTGTTGCAGCGTGACGGCAGCAACTATGTCATCAAAGGTTGCCCGCAAGGAAGCAGCACAGTTACCACGTTTTTCACATTGGCTCATACTGATACGGCATCACAAACCCTTGCCGGTACAACACTTCATGTTGGTTCTCGCTTCGATCAAAACGCCTCTGCGTTTTTCCAGCAATATATCGGGTGGTTTGCCAAAGGTGATGGCGTTGCATTAAGTGATGCGCAGATTATCAGTCTGGCCGCTGGCACAGAGCTTTCCACCCTTGGCGTTGACATCAAGGCGTACTACAAGGTCAACGGCGATGCCACGCTGACGGATCTCAGCGGCAATAACAACACCGCAACCCGTGTGGGTGGCGTATATCCCCGTGGCGTTTTGGCGTTCAGCGGACAGCCGTTTACCATCAATGGCAATGACAACACCGTTCGCGGCTTTGTATATCAACGCGCCGCTGGCACAACTTCCAAGACCATTACATTCACTGGCACATACAATGGTGCGCCGGGTGGCATCGAGGCGAGAATCTGTTCCGGGCAGGGCACACAAGTCATGCCATGGGCGCGATGCATATCTCCTTCTGTGGGGAACTGGTCTGTCAACTTTGTTAACGTGCCGCAGGGATCAAATTATTACCTTGAGGTGCGCGATACCGCCAACACAGCCAACATTGCCCGCAGCATCTGGCATTTTGGCGTTGGTATTGTTTATTTCTGGATTGGCCAGTCAAACGCCACTCTGATGACAAGCGGAAACTCTTCCGCGTTGTACACCATCAATCAAGATCTTTTCTTCCGTGCTTCTGTGCGAGCCTTTGCCGGAACGTACCAAGAATTACGCACAACAGGTTCTACTGTTATCCCGGTGGCTGATAACGTTTCCGCGCAACAGGGTTGTCCAGTTATGGTTGTGGATGCCGCCACGGGTGGTAGCGGACTGTTCACCGGATGGGATACGCGCAGCAGCGCATTTTATCAATCATTTCTCACCCGGCTTGCCGCTGTTGGTGGAGACTGCGAGGGTTTCGCGTGGTTCCAAGGGGAAGCAGATGGTGGTTCCACATCGGCGGCTAACGCATATCTGACCAGCTTCGGCACGATGTTGACAAACCTGCGCACCGATGTTGGCCGTTCTGCTGCAAACCTGCCCATGTATCTGGCGATCCTTGGCAGGAAAGGCAGCGCTGCATCGCCTGACGAATGGCGTACCGTTCGCTCGGCTCAGATGAACGCCGAGACGAACTACACCAACGTCAAGCTGGTGGGCGGTTATTACGATCTGCCATATACTGACGATCTGCACATGACAGCCGCCAGCTATGTCAAAATGGCGCGGCGTGTGTCGCAGGCCATGCTGAACTATTTCGCGCCGGGTACATACCCAACCGGGATGAAGGGGCCAGAACCGACTTCGGCTAGCATTATCGGCAATGACATTATAATGTCCTTTACGATGAATAACGGCACTAATCTGCGTGGGAACACCAGTAACACCGGAATCACCGGGTTTGAAGTGCGCGATGGATCGAACGTGGTGCAAACGATCAATGCCGCCGCCATCACATCTGCAAATCAGATCACGCTGACAATGGCCAGTACGCCTGCCGCTGGATGGACGGTACGTTACATCCCGGCTGCAACCTTTGACAATAGTAATCTGGCCTATAGCGATGCGCCGGTTATCGGCATTGCCACCAATGATACCGTGCCAGCAATGCCAACACGGGCAGCAATCACACTATAAGGCGTTTCGATGCAATCCGCCATCCATCCAGATAACAGAACGCGCATGATTATTGCCGCAGACAGCGCGGCCTTGATCGTGCCGTTTGCGGCATGGATGATGGATAATTATCTAATTTGCATCTGGACGATGAATATTATCGTGCCACTTATCACCGTCCATGCCCTGCACACGGGTGTTAAGACGTTTCAGAAGTGGCAAGGCAAGTGGGAATGTCTTGAAACCTGCTGGCTATTGGCACTGTCATGCACAGCGTGCGTTATGCAGCTTGTTTTGCTAACAGATTGGTATATCAAGGCCGGGTGGAATATAATTGGAATCTATGATAATATGTTATGGTCGTATATGAATTATTGCGCGGCGCGTTCTATTGGTGCGTTCCATAAATGCGTGTGGAAACATGGATGAAACATGTTCAAAAATTTATTGAGGAATGGCTAACCCTGATTGCGCTTGCTGCATTCGCGGGATTCATCGCTTGTGTAAATCATAATTCTTTACAAAAAATAACAGCGCGTTATTTCGCTATCAGTATGCTTGGCAGTATCCTAATTGGTGTAATAACAGTGTTATTTTTGGACGGCGTGAACTGGACAGATAAGCAAAAACTAGGCGCTGCTGTTCTGGCCGGATATATGGCTACACCACTTTTGCATGGTTTTTATAAACTGGCAGAAGTGTTTCAAAAAGACCCTGAAAAGTGGATCAATCGTAAGTGACACGCATACCCAATAATTTCAATGGTGACGGTTTATCATGGAAAAACGCTTCAAAAAAGTGGTGAAAAACCCTGAAACCGGGCGAACAAAAACCGTCCGGTATGGTCAGGCAGGTAAAGCTAAGGACGGAGGAGACAGAATCCGTCCAGGTACGAAAAAAGGTGATGCTTATTGCGCCCGCTCCGCTGAGATTAAGGGGGATTGGAAGGATGATCCCAACTCTCCAAATAACCTATCAAGAAAAAAATGGAAGTGTCGTGGAAAAAAATCAATGAAATGAAAAAAATGTATTGCATTTCTATAAAATGTGATATATAATAGGCACTAGCATGAAAAAAGACCTGAACGAGCGCCAGAAAAAGTTTGTCGAGGCCCTGTTTGATAGCGATGTCCGGGGCAACTTCACGCTTGCCGCCAAGAAAGCGGGCTATTCGGAGAATACGGACGGCGTAGAAGTCGCTGATGCTATTGACGACACATATATTCTGGAGCAGGCCGCTCGATATTTGAAGCGATCAACGCCTAAAGCAGTAATTGAATTGATTTCTTTGCTGGAAAATCCTCCCCCTAACTCGGAGAATATCCGTAAAGTCGCTGGGGATATTCTGGATCGCGCCGGTATCGTTAAGAAAGACGCACTTGATATTACGGTGCAGGCACCTACAGGGATTGTGATTCTCCCGGCCAAGAGGGAAGAATGAGGGAAACCCCCTTATCCCCGGTGGAGATGGACAATAGTCTGCGGTACAGGTTTGGGCTTCCTGTCAGAAAGAGAGCTAGAACCACACCATTCGGCTATATTGATCTTGGCAATGGTTGGCTTGAGCCGAAAGAAGATGTTTTTGTTGCTCTTTGTAAATCAATTCAATACCTTGAAGAAAATTGTTCCCAGCGGGCAACGCTGGACTGGTTACAGACGGAAGCCAAAGAGTCTTTGAACCTGAGCGCATTCCAGAAGATTGTGAGAATCCGACCTCCGTTCAAGAGTTGCTGGAACAAGAGCCGGGGGGAACGGCAAAAAATGTATGACGAAATTACCAGCGGTCAAAAAATCAGCTCGTTTGCCGAAACCGAAGGGGCAGACGAAGCCTAAGAAGACAGCGGTTGCGATTGTTCCCCAGCAACCGGACGAATACAGGATGACATCCAGCGGGCATATTGTCCGCGATGAAGTGGAGTACATATTCAAGCCGCACCTTGGGCCGCAGACGGCCTTTCTGGAAGCAGGGGAGTTTGAAGTACTACACTCCGGGGGCAGGGGTTCTGCCAAGAGTCACGCCCTTGTTGCAGATATTTTGCATTATGTTGGACACCCGGACTTCAAGGGGTTGCTTCTCAGGAAGCAGTTGAAGGACTTGGAACAGCTTATTGAGCGGTGCAAACAGCTCTTTTTTAAAGCTATTCCAGGAACTAAGTGGAAAGAGCAGGACAAAAAATTCCTGTTCCCCGCTGGCGGATTTCTCTGGTGTGGGTACTTTGAAACAGACTCCGATGTGGAGCGTTATCAAGGGATGGAGTATTGCTGGATTGGAGTCGATGAGGTCTGCCAGCTTTCAGAAGAAGAACCCTACCAGAAGCTGTTGATGTCGCTCCGTAGCAGCAAAAGCGACATTAAGAAGTGTGTAAGACTTACAGCTAACCCTTCAGGTGTTGGCAAACATTGGGTCAAAGCCCGTTTTATTGACCCTGCACCAATGCAGGAAGTCACTTATATTGATGAGGAAGGCGAAGAAAACCGCTACCTCATGAACAGATTTGATGTCGAGTATGATGTTTCTGGCACCAAGATTATCTTGAGCCGGAAAACAATCAATTCTACAGTGTTCAATAATCCGTCTCTGAAACGAGACCCACAATATATCGCACAGCTTCAATCACTCGGCAACGAAAATCTGAGGAGACAGTGGTTAGATGGAGATTGGGATGCTGATGACGGGCTGGCTTTCAGTGAATTTAGTAAAAGAAAGCATATCTGTGAGCCGTTCCCCATACCACAAAGCTGGAAGAAGTTCCGAGCAGCAGACTGGGGATTCTCGTCAAGAGCGGCGTGTCTCTGGTTTGCGGTCGATCCTGTTGGCCGTTTATATGTCTATCGTGAATATGGGGCAACCAATGAGCGCCCTGAAAAGTTTGCAGAAAAAATACTGTTTCTTGAGCAGGAAGAATACATAAGTTATGGCGTTCTTGATGCCAGCGCATGGGATAACCGGGGCGCTACGTCGCCCGCTATGATGATGATCCGCATGGGCTGTACATGGAGGCCAGCGGATAACAAGACAAAAGGTTCTCGTCCACACGGGAAGATGCTGGTGCATCATTATCTTGCAGAAGACCCGCACGATAACAAGCCCAGACTACAAATTTTCAGCAGTTGCAAGGAATTGATAAAAGAATTGTCAACCCTGCCACTGGATACAAAGAACCCGGAAGATGTGGACACAGACGCGCCGGATCACTTTTATGATGCTTTGCGATACGGCTTCCTTAGCCGCCCAGCAAAGCCAACATTATTATCGAATCGCGGGGCAATTATCCGCCCGGCACCTCCTGTCATCCTGAACCGAAAGACTGGTTACTGAAATGAAAACAAAGAACGCCCCCTTCCTTACCGGCGGCACCACTTCCAACAGCATGGACTTTACTGCTTGTTGCGAGAGTGTTCTCTACAAGCCGATGCCCAAAAAAGGCGGCAACCGCGCAGCAATGAGTGCAAAAGAGGATGTTCCTTTGTATGCACCTATGCCTAAAAAAGGCGGTAAGGGTTCAAACATGACCCTTCCGACCGGCGGCGCTAACAATCTCGTGAACTAATAATGAACGTCGAAGCGGACATTTCAGAGGAGCTTCTTGCTATCGGGCCGGATGAGCTACAGAACGTAGCCTCCCCTGAAGCATATAGCCCTGCTGAATACGATAAAAAAGCCCGTTTTCAGCGGGTACACGCATTCGTCCGCGACAGGTACACCATTGCCAAGGATGCCCGGATGCCGCATGAAACGCGGTGGCTCGAAGCATTGAGGGCATGGCGCGGGGATTTATCGGCAGAAGAATCGGCAAATCTTGCTCAACTTCGGCAGTATAACCCCACTGTTTCAGAGATTTTCATCAAGATCACCAAGACAAAAGCAGAAGCTGCCCATGCGCAGATTCTTGAAGTTTTGTTGAGTGATAACAAGTTCCCTATCGGTGTGAAGCCAACCCCAATTCCCCAAGGAATTGAAGAAGTTGTACACCTCACCCCTGAGCAACAGGGGCCGCAAGATGTGTATGGATACCCCGGCGATGGAAAAGAAATTCCTCGCGGTGCTACAGCATCTACCATGCTTTCCGGCTTTGGCGATACGCTGAAGCGTAAGATCGGCAATATAACCGGCAAATGGAAAGAAGGCCCCAGCCCGGACAAGACAAAAGTTCCGCAGGTTCACCCTGCCGAAGAAGCCGCTTACCGTATGGAGCGGCGTATCCAAGACCAGATTGAAGAAACCCGGCTTATTGATGATCTCATCAAGGCCACACAAGAGCAGGTGATTTATGGCACAGGGGCAATCAAAGGGCCGTACTCCGTATATGAAACCATCCCAAAATGGGAAAAAAGCGGCTCCGGCGGGCAAAGGGTCTATGCCCCGCTCCAGCAGTTGTTCCCGAAAGCGCAGTTCGTAACCATCTGGAACCTGTTTCCAGACCCGGAAGCAACCGGCATTGACGAATGCGAATACCTGATTGAGCGCCATTTGCTTGGCCCAAGCAAGGTTCGTGAACTGATGAAGCGGCCATTCTTTGATAAGATGGCTTTGCAGCGGATTCTGGATCAAGCCCCGGAACAACTGACAGAGACATGGGATTATCAATTAGATGATTCCAACCTCTCGGCAAAGCCCATGCGATATGAGATTATCGAATATTGGGGCACTTTGGATCGGGAAACGCTGGAAGCGTTGCAGGTGAATATCCCGGAAGAATACCGGGGTGCAGACACTGTACACGTCAACGTGTGGGTTGCCAAGGACGAGGTGTTGCGTATTGTTGTGAATCCGTTCACGCCGTCACGGATTCCATACCAGATGTTCCCTTATGAGCGTCACCCTGCCCAAATCTGGGGCATTGGTGTGCCGGAGAACATGAGCGATACGCAAGCGGCAATGAACACGCATTACCGCGCCGCTCTAGATAACCTGAAGTTTGCCGGTTCATGTATCTTTGAGGTAGATGAAACAAACCTGTCCCCCGGACAGGATATGACGGTTTATCCTGGTAAGATGTTCTTCCGCCAAGGCGGGGCACCTGGACAAAGCATTTACTCGATCAGCTTTAACAATACGGCTCCGGCACATATCCAGATGTTCGACAAGGCAAGGCAACTTGCCGACGAGTCCACTGGAATTTATTCCTACAGCCACGGGGCAACTGGGGTATCAGGGACAACTCGAACAGCTTCCGGGATGTCGATGCTGATGGGCGCTGCCGCTCTGAACATCAAAAAAGTTATCCGGAATATTGACCAGTATCTTCTTGAGCCTTTAGGGGCAGCTTACTTCCACTGGAATATGCAGTTCTCTGACGACATCGAAGTTGTTGGAGACTTGAAGATTATTGCCAAGGGCACGACTGCCCTTCTGCAAAAAGAAATCAAAACACAACGCCTGTTGTCGCTGGTTCAGGTTGGCGCAAACCAGATTATGGCTCCGTTCATTAATTGGCCGGAAATCATCAAAGAGATTGCGCGTAGCCTTGACCTCGACCCGGATAAGGTCATCAACGACCCACAACAGGCCATGCTTTATATGATGGCACTCAATGCAGGACAAGCACAAGGCGCTCAAGGAGCTGGCCTTCCTTCTGGTGGAGGACAGATGCCAGAGGGTGGAGGCGCTACTGGAGGCGTCAATCCAAGAGACGTTACAGGAAGTGGTGGCGGCACCATCGGAGTCGGAGCTTCTCCGATGCCAGGGGAAGCTGGCTTTTCTGGTAACACTTAAGAATACGCTGAGGAAAAACATTGAACGGGCAAACACCAAGCGCGATTGAACAGACCCCCGTACAAACCGGGGTTCAGCCTATTGGTGGCTCGGTCACGGCCCCTGTTTACGCGCCTAATGTTTCCTCGCAATACGCCAGCATTACACCAAGCACAACGGAAGTAAACCTTCCTTCCGTGAAGCAGCCCGGAACGGGCGAGATGGTGGGAAGCATCGCTCAGAGTGTTGCTACCAAGTATATTGGGAAAGCCGCCCTGAGTGCTGTTAAGGGGTATATGGCTTCTGCGGGCACCGCTGCTGCAAGTACCGGTGCTTATGCCACAGGCGGCGCTCTTGGATTCAGCGCCCTGCCTTCCGTTGCTTCCGCTGGAACGGCTGCGGCAGGAACAGCCGCTGGAACCACAGCAGCAGCAACTGGCACATTAGGTTCAGCAGCAGCAGGAGCAAGTACAGCACTAGGCACCGTGGCAGCTTATGCCGGGCCAGTGGCTCTTGGTTACTTTGGCGGAACAATGATGTCCAAAGTAACCGGCGGTAACCCCGTCGGAAGCGGCATTGGCGGCGCGACGGGAGTTGCCATCGGCCTTGCGGCCGGTCTTGGCCCAGTAGGGCTGGTACTCGCTGGTATCGCCGGCAGCGCAATCGGAGGATTGTTTGGCAACAAAAAGCCTTCTGGCAAAGCCGCTGGAGGAGGGTTTAACCCATTCACGGGCAAAGTGTCTGGCTTTGAATCCAAAGGGCAAGACAACGTAGGCGCTTGGAACGAACAGACCGGGCGCATTGTATCTTCTGTTGATCGGATGCAGACCATCTTGAATCTGGAAGACAAGATTTTCGAAGATACACAATTCATGCAAGGTAAGCTGGGTTTTAACCGTTTATCTTATGAAGTGAGTAGCCGAGATACTACGCAGTTTCACCTTGATCCCACCCAAGGGGTTGCTGGCGGCAAACGTCAGACACTCGGCGCATATGGGGTAGGCGACTTTGATACCCTGCAATTCAAAAGTGTTAAGGGAATTGCAGATCGACTTGCTCAATCAGGTCTGGTGACAGACCAGAAATACATTGACCGTATTTCACAGTCAAAAGCAACCAAAGTTGCTGATTTCCTTGATGATATTGAGTTTGGATTGAACCGGGAAGATATGCCGAAGGCGCAAGGCCCGTCTGTTGGGGCAATTACAGACGATCAATCTTTTGAAGAATTTTACCGCGAGTGGAGCAAAAACCGATGAAGCAGGATATGCTGGGGGGAACGGTTCCGGCAGGGGCAGAAGAAATGCCGCCGGAAGAAATGGCCCCAGAGCAAGGCGGAATGGAGGCTATGCCACCGGAAGCCGCTATGCAGCAGGCACCGGAAGAATCCCCCGCTGGCCCGGATGATGAGACAATCCGACAGAACGTATTAGAACATATCGCCTCTCTGACAGATGAGCAGAAAAACTGGATTCAGGCAAACCTTACGCCTGAAACGTGGGCGATGATCACCCTTTTGAATGGCCGAGCCGTTGGTGAGGCGCTCCGGCCATTCGTTGATGAATCTGTTATCCTTGTGCCGATGGATCGGCGGGAGTTCCAGCAGATGTATCAACAAGGTTCGCAAGAAGCGGAAGCAATGAGCGGACAGAAGCCCTCCCAGAAACCACAACAAAGCCCGGCTACCGCTCCGATGAGCGCCCCGGTGCAGCAACCAAATGCACCCGCAGCCACTTTGTCGTAAGACAAACCCTGAGGATTAATGCCTTTACTCGATATGAGTTTCGCCGCAGCCCCTGTTGAACA